CTGAGAACGGTGGTTGGGCGGTGTTCATCTACACTCCACGAGGCAAGAATCACGGGCACTCACTGTACCAAATGGCCAAGTCATCAAACGAGTGGTTCTGCCAGAACCTAACGGTCAAAGACACCAAGCGAGCGGACGGTACTCCGGTTATATCTCCCGACATCATCGAACAGGAACGACTGGAAGGGATGGAGGAAGCTCTAATCCAGCAAGAATTCTACGGATCATTTGAGGCACAGATTGCAGGGGCATACTTTGCCGACCAGATAGCAACGGCCAAGGATCAAGGACGGGTCACAAGGCTACCGATTGAACCTAGTCTCATGGTTCATACCGCATGGGATCTAGGCATATCGGACTCTATGAGCATCTGGCTATTCCAAGCCATAGGCAAAGAGATCAGGCTTATCGGATACTATGAGAACAACGGTAAAGGCATGGAGCACTATATCCAATGGCTCAATCAATACGCCTCGACCAATAACGTCATGCTAGGCCAGCATCTAGCACCACACGACATAGAGGTGCGAGAACTCACATCTGGCCGTAGCAGAAAGGAAGTAGCCCGAGAGATGGGAATTAGCTTCCGAACAGTACAGAGGCCAAGGACTAAGGCCGAAGGTATACAGGCTATTCGTCGGATGTTCCCTAGATTCTGGTTTGATGAAGACAAGACAGAACACGGCTTCAACTGTATCGCATCCTATCACCGCGAGTTCGATGAGAAACGTAATGTCTTCAAGGATACACCTGTACACGATTGGGCATCACATGGTGCCGATGCACTACAGACCCTAGCACTAGGATGGCAAGAATCAATGGTATCAGGACATAGACCACAACCAAGACAGGCCGAGGTTCGGTTCAGTGTCTTCTGACGCTTATGTCGTATTCACGAATGACTCCGGTCACTGGTGGTCAAGATTTCTGCACCCATTCATCAAACACTGTTACATCGCCATAGCAGATAGAGGCCGATGGATCATATACGCCAAGACCGTGCACTATGTGGACTTGTTTACTATCGATTCACAACCCGATAAAATCGAGGAGGTTATCATTGTTAAAATCGATCGTAAGACCACAAGGCAATCGTTATTCATGCTCAATACATGCGTGGGACATGCAAAACAGATCCTAGGCATTAACCGACCATTCATCTGGACACCGTTTCAGTTATACAAATATCTGGAGAGAACAAAGTGAAGAAACCAAAGGCACCTAAACCAACGGCTCAAGAGTTAGCGGTAACAGAAAGACAACAACGCGCACTCGATGAAGAGATAGCAGAACAGGAACAACGCTTCAAGGCATTGGCTAGAGGCAAGTTAGGCTCAGGCTCATTGCTTGGTGGTGCTCCCCGTACTAGGGCCGAGGCTGCTACTGGTGCTCGTGGTGCTAGAGGTGCTGCTGGATCTGCTGGGCGCTCAATGTTAGGCGGGTTAGCTGGTGCTGGTAGACGTGGAGCCGCTGCTGCTGCTCGTGCTGGACTCATGACTTCAACAATGGGCACAAGATAATGAAACTTCCCCCGCATCTTGGTTCACTCCAAGACCTAAAGAGCCGAGAGAGTAGGGCGTTTGATTCTGAGGCCATGTGGCACGATCAACTAACGGACGTTTACGAGTATTTCTTACCCCAAAGGAACCTGTTTGAGATCCAAGACAAGGGCCAAAAGAAGATGGATCGCATATTTGACTCTACGTCATTGACTGCTATCCAGCAGGGGGCTAGTAAACTCCAAGAAAACATTGCTCCGATCTGGGCTAGATGGGCTACGTTTAACCCATCGAACGAAATACTCAATCTGCTGGAGACCGGAGACTTCAACGTCACCGAGAAGCAGATCAGAGAGAACCTAGAGAAGCAGGCAGAGATAGTTTTCGACTATATCAATCGGTCTAACTTCGGTACTCAGTTCTATGAGGCCGCACTAGACCTGTTAATCGGCACTGCTACGCTCAAGATTGATGAAACAGAAGACGATTCCATGCCGATTGTCTTTAACTGTATTCCTCAGAAGGGTATAGCCTTTGAAGAAGGGCCAAACGGTACCATCGAAACCCATTGGAGACGGTTCAAGGTCAAGGCTAGATTGCTTGAAAGGATGTGGAAAGGCTTTCAACCATCTACCAACGTCCAAAACATGATTGATAACAAGCCTGATACCGAGGTAGAAGTGTCTGAAGGCGTGGTTTATGACCCTAAAGATAAGAAATACTACGGCTGCCTATGGGTTAAACAGGAAGAAAGGCTTTCATGGGTAGAAGATTTTGGTAATTCATCCCCTTGGGTGACTGGACGTTACACCAAAGTATCCGGTGAGGTACGCGGTAGAGGGCCGGCAATGCAAACCCTGCCCGATGTTAAGTCACTAAACAAGGCTAAAGAGTTCGTATTGCAAAAGGCCGCTATTGACCTAGCAGGAATGTACACTGCAACCGACGATGGGGTTACTAATCCCTACAATATGGTTATAGCGCCAGGAATTGTTATTCCAGTTGGTTCTAACAACACCAATAATCCGTCTATACAACGTTTAGACACGGCATCTAGCCTGTCATTGGCCCAATTCGAGATAGTAGAGCTGCAAAATGCTATCAAGATTGCCATGTTTAACGACTTGCGCGATCCAGCAGGGCCAGTTAGGACAGCAACCGAGATTGCTATCGAGTCCAGAGAGTTAGCCAAGAGAATTGGTAGTGCATTCGGACGACTACAGACCGAGGTATTGATCCCAATCCTTAAGCGCGTGGTATCTATCCTAATCCGCAGAGGCTTAATCACCCCTATTGAGTTAGATGGTAGAGACGTAGAGGTTAAATTCACGTCACCACTAGCACGAGCACAGGATTCTGAGGACATTCTTTCAGTTCAGCAAGCCGTAGAGTTTGTCATGGCTACCGCTGGGCCTGAACAAGTCTTAATAGCGTTCAAGACTGAAGACTTTGGTACTTGGGTAGCAGAAAAAACAGGCATGAGTTCTGATCTGGTACGAGATGATGCAGAGAAGCAACGCATTATTGAGGCTGGAGCACAAGCCCAACAACAACAGCAACAACCAATGGCTGAACAACCACCACAACTACAGGCGGTGCAATGAGTTGGGATGATTTAGAGGTAAACGAGGACAAGGCGAGGGAAGCTCAAAGTGCAATCAGAGAAAGACAGGTTGAATTAGCTAAGGCTTACAACCGATGCTTCGGCACTGACGATGGGCAAAAAGTATTAGAGGATATGACCAAACGATTCCTCTTAGAGAACGACACCTCTCTTGCGGCACAGAACATAAACTATGAAGCTGCCTACCATAACGGTGAGGCTGGCGTCATGCGGTACATTGTTCACCAAATCCAGCAAGCGGAGAAGCTATGACAGAAGCAGTTAAGAAAAGACGTGTCAAGAGAGAAGACCCCACAGGGCCAGAAATTGCCTGTGATGAAAAGCCTTACCTAATTGATCTAGGGTTTAAATTTGAATGGCTATATGACCTAGCAGAACAGTATGGATTCGAGAAGTTTGAGTACATCCATAAGTTCCGAGCGTTCAGATGCTACAAAACAGGCAAGCATGTGGATTGGGTAGATATCAATGACCTATCTCTAATCAATGGAGGCAGGAGACTTGTAGAAATCCGTTTGAAACATCAGGCGGTCAGTCCTAGAAGGGCTGTCATTCAATATCCTTGGAGATAAATATGAGCGAACAGGCCGTAGAAAACGATACCCTGGAAGAAGCGCAACCAGTTAGTCTGGTAGATGCTGCTGAACCGCAGTTAGGGGAGAACGAATACTTCTTAACGGAAGGAATCAAAGGTACTGGCGAACGTCCAGAATGGTACAAGGCTGACAAATACAAGTCAGTTGCGGATCAAGCTGCTGCGTACACAGAGCTGGAGAAAAAGTTTGGTGCATTTAAGGGTGCGCCTAAAGACGGATACTCAATGCCTGAAGGTGTAGAGTCCGATGACGAGTTATTGCAAGAGTTAGTTAGTTTTGCCAACGAATCTAATATGTCGCAAGACTATTTCAACAAGGCATGGGAGATTCTGTCTGCACAATCCGAGGCAGTAGAAGAAGTTTCCGCTGAAGTCGAGATAGCTAAACTTGGTGACAACGGTATAGAACGAATCAAGACTGTTGAGCAGTTCATGAAGAACAATCTCGATAGTGATACCTACGAACGTCTACGCTATGCGGTCAATAGTGCTGAATCAGTAGAGTTAGTAGAGGCATTAATCAACGCTACTGCCCCTGCTAAGTTACCTATTGATGGACATATCCAACCTGGAGGCATTACTTGGGAGGATATCGAGCGTGAAATGTTCCGTAAAGACGAGAACGGTAACTTGATGAGATCAGTAGATCGCAACCATGAAGCCAAGATCCAGCGAATGATGAAGGAGTATGGCGGCGACAAGCCTTATGTACAGACATTTGGATAGTTTGCTTTTATATAACTAACTGATATTATATAGGGAGTCGGATACCCCTCTATGGGCCTGACAGATTTGGGTTGAAGACTGACCGATCTGTCGGGCACTCAGTCGAAAACCTCATAACATGCAAGTGTTTCACATGAAACATTCGCGTTGAATTATTTGACAATTTGAGGAATAGACTAATGTCAAAAACTTTATCTGCTGTAGCAGTAACAGAGTTTGACAGCATGGTAAAACATGCCTACCAAGGTATGGGCTTGCTGAAGAATTCTGTCACTGTCCGAAACAATGTTGTAGGTGATACCTACAAATTCCGCCGCATGGGCAAAGGCCTTGCAAACCAAAAATCAACTTCTGATCTGGTAACTCCGATGGATGTTGCTCACGAGTTCAAGACGGCTACTTTGGCCAACTGGAATGCTCCTGAGTACACTGACATCTTTGACCAGGCTGACGTAAACTTCGATGAGAAGCAAGAATTGGCAATGACTATTGCTGGTGCTTTGGGTCGTCGTTGCGATCAGTTGGTTATCGACGCTATGGACGCTTCTACTCCGCTGACCACTACGGTTCCTGCTGGAGCAGCTAACCTGACTATGGCCAAGGTAATCCAAGCTCAAGTTGAGTTACGTGACCAAGGTGTACCTAACACTGAACTATTTGCTGCTATTGAAGCAGAAGGTTTAGGTGGGTTGTTGAACGATGAGAAGGCAACGTCTTCTGACTATCAAGCTATCAAGGCACTTGTTTCTGGTGAAGTGAACACTCTCGTAGGGTTCCAGTTCATCATTATCGAAACTCGTACTGAAGGTGGTTTGACTGAGGCAGCGAACATTGTTGACTCTTGGTTCTACCAGCGTCCTGCTGTTGGCTTGGCTGTCGGCATCGACATGAAAACTGAAATTAACTGGATTCCTGAGCGTACCTCTTGGTTAAGCAACGGTATGCTGAAAGCTGGCTCTGTCGTTCGCGACGAGGGTGGTCTGGTTAAAGTTCAATACGACAAGACTGCTTAAGGAGTAACTAACAATGGCTTTCGATTACACGAAACTGTCCCGCATTGGTGGGAGTGGTGATTCACAAAAGGTATTCGCTTATGCGTCTCCTGACTCAATCGCCACGGTTACTGGTACGGATTACTTCCTTCCAGCAATCAATGAGCTGCAAGTTAATGACGTTATCATCGTAAGTGATAGCGATGCGGCTGCTGTTACAATCACGTTTGTGAAAACTAACAGTGGCACTAGCATTGACTGTGCATCTGGTACCGCATTAGGCGATGCCTAAGTGATTGGGGGCTTCGGCCCCCATCATTCTTACAGGTAGGAATATGGCAACTAAAATTGATTTAGTTAGTGCTGCGTTAGTCTTAATAGGCGACACACCCATTAACTCATTGATCGGTAACTCACGAGCACAACAAGTTGCTAATGCCCTTTACGACAGCATAGTCCAGAATGAATTGACTAAGCATCGCTGGGGATTTGCTAGGGCTAAGGCTCAGTTGGCATTGACTACCGATACGCCAGTCGATCAAGAATGGCAATCAATCTACCAGCTTCCTGCTGATATATTGTTCTTAATTAAGTTGTACCCTAGCGTCAACTACCAGATTTATGGCAACAAGGTGTATACCAATAACAATGGCCCACTTTATTGCGACTATATTTACAATGTTCCTGAAGCAAACTGGCCTTCTTATTTCTCCAAGATGATCGAGTATGCGCTGGCTAAAGACTTTGCCACCAGCATCAGAGATAGCTCTGCATCCAGAATGGAAATGTCTGCCGAGTACGTCAATGCTTCTAGGATGGCCCGCTACACGGATTCACAACAATACCCAACGACCCCCATCACGAGTAACCCTTTTGTTAATGTGAGGTACTAATGGCTTTCACCAATGAAACACTGTCTCATGTTGGTGGGTCTTCTCCAGCGCCAAGGATTTACACCTATTACACTAATGACTCTCAAGCGACTGTCACTTCGGCAAATTATTTCAGCGAAGCGTCTACAAAATTACAAGTTAATGATCTAATTCATATTATAAACACAACGCTTGTTTACACGGTCGTGGTAACGGCTGTCAGTAAAAAGTCTGTGACAATAGCTAGAAGCGGTCTTACTAGCGCGGGATATGCTGTTTACGAAGATTCAAGGGTTACAACGACGACCTTGGCTGCGGGTGTGTTCACCATAATCCCCAATGATGCGCTAGGAACAAATACCACTAACGCCTATCTTCCATTGGGCGTGACTAATTTGTGGAATCCGGGGACAAGCTCGTTTGATTTTAGCGAGTTAGCAGTAGGCGATGCTGTTGAAAT